TAATCGCCCTGATCGTCATCTGTTTAACCGTCATAGTGACGGCACTGGTAACGAGGAAAGACCTCTGCGAGGTACGAGTCCGAACCGGCCAGACGGAGGTCGCTGTCTTCGTAGCCTACGAACCTGAGGAGTAAGAGACCCGGCGGGGGCGAAATCCCCCGCCACCTCTGATGTGTCAGGCATCCTCAACGCACCCGCACTTAACCTACTTCGGCGGTTTTTTTTCACGTACTGTGGTTGTGAATACGATTGGTATTAGGATATGCTAACAACATTAGCTTGACTAATTTTGTATTGACTTGATTTTTGTTAAAGAACAGGACGGAGAAGTAAGGGGGGCACCCAATGAGCTACGCACTAAAAAAACACCCGCGATTGACTATTCCCCCTCGCGATAAAAGCGTTGTGGCAGCTCCGCGCCCGGCTATCGATGAAAATTGCACTCATCGTGAGCAGGTGAAAAATGCTTTCGATTTCGGTTTTTCTCGTTACGAGAAGGCAATGGAAGAACTTTCAAAAGTGTAATGATGGGTATTGTGCTCTATGGCTGAGATTGTTGAAGGAGTGCATTACCTTACGGTTGATGATCTTGTTGAAATCAATCGTTCCCTAATTGAATTACAGACGCCAGATGAGCTCGTTGGTGTTCTGAGTCCAGATAACTTAAGTTCTTCTCAGGCCCGTCCCAGCATGGTTCGATGGTATGAACAGACTAATGACATGTTTGTACTGGCATCGGTATTGATTGAAAGTCTGATTCAGAATCATCCGTTTGCTAATGCGAACAAACGAACAGCTATGATGGCTGGTTACGTCTTCTTGTTGTTGAATGGCTATGAATTAACAGCACCAGGCGATGAAATCGTGGAAATGGCAGAGGGACTGGCCTGCAAAACCTATACTCGAGAAGATCTCGAGAACTGGTTGTGTTATTGGTCTCGCGCGTATGACAGCCGGGAATTATGTAAAACAGGCGCAACTATTGTTTTGTATGAAACTATCAAGTTTAAAATGGAACAGCAAAACTAAAGGTGCTTCCAATGAAAACCCGCTTCGGCGGGTTTTTTGTTGTTTATTTTCGGTGAGTATGATGCATCTGGTTGTACTGATGTGGTTGGCTGATTCTGTTATTCAGGTGGCTTATTGCTGTTGATCGGTATGTCTTCACGGCTAGAATCGAGGCTCTTAAGTAGCGCGCAGGGAGAAGAGGGATGGACCCCGAAGGGGAAGAGCTATTTATCTGGAAGGATTCTGAAGATGAAAATCGAAGAATTGCGTGAAATTTTTAGTGAAAATGGCCTCTATGCTGTGCGCGTTGAGAATGGGAAAGTTGTCTACACAACGTTAATCCCTGATGATCATGTAATTTTATCTATCGAGGCATTCATTGAATACCTTGAAAGGCTCGGTTTCAAGGTAGTTCGCGAATGAGTTATAATTCGTAAGCCAGCCTGAACAACTGGCAACCTACAGCGCCATTGGAGACAGCAATGGCGCATATACAACTGGTCAAACAAACCTCTTCCGGATTACTTCTCCCGGCGACGCCGGAGAGTTGTGATTTTCTGCATCAAATCAAAATAGGCGAGTGGATACACGCTGATTTCAAGCGCGTTCGTAACTACGCATTCCATAAGCGTTTTTTCAAACTTCTGCAACTCGGATTCGATTACTGGACTCCGGTCGGTGGGGCGATCACTCCTCGCGAGCGAAAACTGGTGTCCGGTTTCGTTGATTATCTGTGCGAATCAGTAGGCCGGGAACATACGCCAGCTCTGAGCGAAGCCGCAGAGCAATATCTGAATACAGTTGCGACACGCAGAACCCGAGATACAGCATTGCTAAAGTCGTTTGAGGCTTTCCGCGAGTGGGTAACCATTCAGGCAGGATTTTACACCGAGCATATTTATCCTGATGGTAGTCGTGGGCGCAGGGCAAAATCTATCGCATTTGCGAACATGGACGAAACCGAGTTTCAGCAGGTTTATAAATCTGTACTGAATGTGCTGTGGAACTGGATCCTGTTCCGTAAATTTTCCTCTCCGGAGGAAGTCGAAAATGTGGCCGCGCAGCTGCTGGAGTTTGCGTAATGGTGGATTTACGTAAAGCGGCAAAAGGTCAGATGTGTACAGTCAGAATTCCTGGCTACTGCAATCACAATCCCGAAACGTCCGTGCTGGCGCATTACAGGCTGGCGGGGACGTGTGGAACAGCGACAAAACCACACGATATGCAGGCGGCAATTGCCTGTAGCTCATGCCACGATTTAATCGACGGGCGGGTAAAAACCAGCGATTACACCAAAGAAGAATTGCGCCTGATGCATGCAGAAGGTGTTTTTCGCACACAAGAAATCTGGAGAAAGGAAGGTTATTTATGATTTACCCAACAAATACAGGCAAAAGCGGGGAACGCCTTCGTCTCACCACGCTGGAAAGTGTCTGGATTCAGGGAAAACTGCGCATGTGGGGGCGCTGGTCGTATATTGGCGGCGGTAAGACGGGAAATATGTTCAACCAGTTGCTGACCTCTAAAAAGCTGACAAAAACGGCAATTAACGAGGCGCTCCGGAGGATGAAAAAAGCAGGTTTGGACAAACCTGAACTTGAGGCTTTTTTGCGGGATATGATCAACGGCAAGCAAAAAAGCTGGCTGGTGCATTGTACTGATGCAGAGGCGTTATGCATTGATCGGGTGATTAGTGAAGTGCTGGCAGAACACCCAGGATTGATTTGTATCCTCCGGCAACGATATGAAGGGAGGGGGATGACTAAGCGAAAAATGGCTGAATTGCTGAATGATTCACACCCTGAGTGGTGTTTTCGGACGTGCTGCAGTCGGGTAGATGTATGGCTAAATCTTGCTGAATATATGCTCTATCTACCGATGCGTGATGCATTCTCTTCCGGGGATCTAAAAACCGTCTGTTGACTCAATCTGTTATCCGGGGCTATATTCCTCACGCGCCAGCAAAATCTGGCGTCGGGATTGGAACCCCGGATAGAGACCGCGACAGACACACGCCGCGAGCGTGTTTTTTATTGTCGTATGCACGCGCACATCTGAATTATGGTGGGGCGCATGGGGGAGCTGAAAAGCTCGCCGGTCGGTTTCCCGGTAGTTCCAACCCTGTGCGTCTCACCACCCGATGATTGGAACCTGACGGTGGTGATAGTTTAGAAACCACCAGAGGGCGTCATTATGACAACTCAAATTTCTGTTGAAACTCTCTCCCCGATCACCCATAACCGGATTCCTGTTATTACCACCGAACTTTTGGCGCAGCTTTACGGCACTGAGCCGGTGCGTATTCGCCAGAATCATCATGAGAACAAAGTACGCTTCGTTGAAGGGAAACACTTTTTCAAAGTTGTTGGTAATGACCTTAAAGAATTGCGGGTAGCTTTAAACTACTCACAAAATCCCATCTCTCCCAAAGCCCGCTCCCTTATCCTCTGGACAGAACGCGGAGCAGCCCGCCACGCAAAAATGCTCGAAACCGATCAGGCGTGGGATGTGTTCGAAAAACTGGAAGACTGCTATTTCAGTCAAAAGGATCCGTCAGCGCCAGTTGCATGCCAGAAAAGTTACGACACGCGAGTTCTCTGTTATCAGTGAGGTGGTGTCACTGTTTCCACAATTCAGTTACGGGATGATGATATTGTTATTTCCCTTGAGTCATGGCTGGAACTGGCGAGAGCCAATGGTTGGTTTGTTGTTCGCAGAGATAAACTGGTGGAAAGGTTGATGCAGCTTTAAAAAAGTTCTTGCATTTTTGCACATAAACTGCTTCAATTCCGGTACGCTTCGCAAAGCTGTATCGCGAGGCGAACCAAGCGCATGAACTTTACCAGAACCCGCCATTGAGCGGGTTTTTTATTGCGGAATTAATTACGGACCGTTATTATTCTGCTCCCGGCCCTTTAGCTCAGTAGTGAGAGCGAGCGACGCATAATCGCCAGGTCGCTGGTTCGAATCCAGTACAACGCGCCACACTTATTTTCCCTGGCTCGCTTTTGCGGGCCTTTTTTTTAAATGTCTCACAATTCAGGCGGTTGACTGTTGTCTGGTTTGCGGGGAGTTTGTTAAAAGAAACTGGCATGGTGAATCCCCCTGTGCGGAGGGGCAATCAGTGAGTAGGTATATGGGATAATCGCGGATTCAGGTGCTGGTACTGAATTCACCGGGAGGCACCCGGCACCATGCAAGAAAAAGAATGTGCATGCAAACATGCCCCTCTCCGGAGGGG